GCGTAAAGGAGCCTGCGCCTGCAAGCAAATGTGCCCCAAGTAAGAGGCTGGTGGCAAATCCAGTCAGTGAGAATGTGCCCGCTGAAGCAGTAAGTGTATAACCTCCTGTGCCAGCGTCTTCAATGCCGTACCAGGGCGACCCGTCGGCACTAAGTTCCAGCGTGTCAAGATCAATGCTTGATTTCGCCGCAACATTGACCCAGGGCGACCCGTCGGCGCTAAATTGGCCTGTTTGTACGTCTGGTTTAGTTGGCAGTGCCATTAGAAAATCAAGCGGTTGATGATCTCGTCGCTATTATTGTTAATATAATCTCGAACTTCGCGTAAAACTGTACCATCTGTCCAGCCTGACACCTCGATCTCTTGCCTTTCGGATAGCCCCTTTGCCATTTGATACACGAACGATCTGACACTTGCCGCATCATTCCAAGCTAAAGTATTCAGATAGGTATTGTACTGCGTGAGCGTGATGTCGGGCATTTGGCGAATCTTATCAATGAATGACCGTATTGCTTGTTCAGCCCCCTCGGTGTTGATGCTTAGCGGCTGTACTGCCTGAATGATCTGGTTTTCGTCGCTTCGGTCAGAAAGATCTTGTAGGCGTGATAAATCAGGTTCATGGCTGAACTTGAACTGATAGATATTGCCAGTGGCAGTTGACTGCCACTGAATACGGATTTTACCCGCCATGTCCGTGTATTGCTCGACTATCATGCTTGTGTAATGGTTACGCTCCCGACGTAAGCGCTGCTATGACCCGCAGCGTACCAAGTTTTTGCATACACTTGAACAACTCCCGCTTCTGTAGGCGTGAACGTCAGCGTCAGCTCTTCCCAAGAGGTGTCGTCTGCCTTTATCGTTTCAGCCGCCACAACCCCATCTATGTTGTAGATTTCATCTTCGACGTAGATGGATGCGCCGATATTGGTGGCATGGTCTTTTTTTATCCAAACCTCTACTGTAACAAGCGAACCAGCCGCGCAGGCCACCTCCGCTATTTTTAGCCGAAGTGGGTATAGATACCTCTTAGTAGTTTGATTTGTTGTGAGTCTCCACGCACCTGGTTCGCTCCCATGTACTACCGAGGTCTGCCAATTTATCGTCCCTCCGTAGGTAAATCCCCAATGATTTCCAGGTGTGTCATCATGGTCATACGACCAGACGAAATTATTGTACCAAGACGCTGCAATACTGAATTCTGTGGCATCCAATAAAATACATTTCCGCAACAGCAGTGCCCCAGTGCCGTTCAATAGTATGTTTGTGACAGTCATAGAAGTGCCGCCATTGTTTCTAAACTCACAATTGAAAAACGACTGTGAGTTCTGAACTGCCAGCGACGAAACATTGTTGAAAAACTTTAGCCGTATACATTCGATCGCGGCACCCAACACCGTGTTGCTGCTGGCATTGTAAATCTTACAATCTACAAGTTTAATGTTAGCCAAAGTACTGGTATTAAACACCGTTTGACAACCTATCCCTGCTACATTATCAAGCGTGCATGGATTGTTTAATACTATTGTTGCGAACCTTGCGAACACAAAATAAGACAGTTTTGAATAGGAAGTACAAGTGATAGACGTGATTACCCCTGCTACAATATTCGAGACGCAAGTCTCTCCATCACGTGTGTTCGATCCTGTATCCCACCCGCAACTAAAATGGATAGGTAATGTAAGCGTGTCACCGGCTTCAGACATCGTCTGCCAAGAGCCACTGACCACCTGAACCTTAAACGGATTCCTGTAATACAATGTAGTGGTTCCTGTCGTGCCAGACCATCCGCGACCTGCCGCTGCTGTATCATTACTGTCTACACTTATCGTCGTTCCGTCTACACTTTGGATTGTATAGTAGCAGTCAGCCGCATCTGGACCAATAATGGTTGACAGGTCAAACCCACTGTTGTGAGCAAAGATGTTGTTTATAGACAATACCGTAGTCCCAGGATCGGCAACAGCGTATAGAGCTACACTCTGGATGTTGCTACCTAAAGCGGCGCCATAATCTATCATTAGTGCTTGCCAAGCGGTGTTGTTGCTTATTGAGGGAACGTTAAGAATATTTACTGGAGTGTCTCCAGTTGCATCACTACAGAGATAAATCCTGTATATATTGGTTATTGCTGTTACGCTTCCAGGCCGAGCCCAAAGCGATATTCGAGTAAAACCGGAAAAATCCTGTGTACCCCCTCCTGCGATGGTGGCATAAGCAACCTTGCCCGTTGTAAACGCTCCGGCTGGCGTAACGGTTAGCGCGGTTGCTCCTATTTTACGGCTAGCGTTGGTTCCGACTGTAATGTTTGCGGAAGGCGTCCAGTTAGCACTGGCGACGGCGTCTTCTATCTTCTTCGTAATGGCAGTGGTAAGCACTACATCTTTTGAGCCATCTGTCCACGTGGCGTTTTGACCTAAACTTGTCGGGTCTTCAGTCTTGGCGACGCGAATCTCGTCACCTGGCTGAATGCGCGCGGCTGACGCACCTGTAGTTATAGTTAACCAAGCATCTGACCAACTTGACCCACCTCGTGGGGTAACGGTTCCAGATGTATCACCAGTCGTCTGCCAGGTGGCTGCGTCGAGGTCGAAATTATTGGCATCCACCACCGTTATTTTCCAAGCCGTATTTAGCCATGCTGTGAATAGCGTCAAATCAACGACAGCGCCGGTAACAAGGCCATGAGCGGCCTTGGTAACGCGTGTTATTGATCCAGATGGATTTCCTACTGAGCATGACGTAAGCGCAGTTCTGGCAGCGTCGCTACCAGATACCAGGTCAATGTGGAAGATGCCGGATGTGTATGCCATTGAATATTGGGTGCAGGGGCGACCATTGTGGTCGCCCGTTATGGTCGCCCCTGCGTGTTTTTACGTCAAATTAAGCAGCCCGTTCGAGGCATCGAAATCAATCGTCAGCGTCTCGCCTGATGCCAGTGTGATGCTGGAGCCGTAGTCGTACCAGCCGATAAGTTCATTGCTGGCGGCGGTGTCGTTGTAAATCACAACGTATCTAAATGGTCCAGTCGAGCCTCCCGAAGAAGTGAGCACCGAATCGGTAAGCACCAGTTTGTACAAACCAGAGCTTTGCGAACTGGTGGACGTGGTAATGTTTCGCGTAGACAGGTGGGTGTATGATATCTCTGTTATGTCAGCTAGCACCGTGTTGGCGGCACTTGGCGCAGAGTTGGTGAGAGCGACCACTAATTGGTCGCTACCCAAATTGTGAACCTTCTCGGCGAGAGCCTCCACGAAGGCGTTGAATTTGTTGAACGTTGCCATTATTTCAAACTTTTGATGTTAGTTGAGTGTGATATAATCCCCGGAGGGATTGAAGTAAATTACGTCAGCAGTTACCACCCATGCCACCACCCGCACGGCTTCATCTGTAGCAGCGGGCGGATTGTCAGAGATGGCTCCTGATGTGGTGGATAGATAGAGTGGAGCGCCTGGCGTTGCCCATGTCCATGCATCGTTCCGAACGAAAGAACCCGGTAGCGCCACCTTCAGCGCCTGCCCGCTTGTTTTCGCCTGAAGCGCCATTGCGAGCATCCCTTTTGAAGTGCTTTCGGCGCTGGCATCTGCCAGCAACCATGTGCCAGCCGCGCCCAAATACACACAATCCATCACCGCCACCGTAGTGCCCGCGTTTTTAGCGGATGTTGTGGGGCCCTGGCTGCTCAGGTTATTCGCCGGAAGGCTTTCGTAATCAATGGTCGTGCCTATGCCGCCTTCGTACACCTCGATAGTGATAACATTCTCGATTGGCGCTGTGCTGATCGTGACATCCGGTTCCAGTATCGTGACTTCTATAGTGGTCATTTCGTTACGTCGTCCGTTACGGTGAGTTCAATATCGAAGTAGGTCACGATGTCGCCATTCGCGAAAGTCACCTGTAAGTCGCCCTGATACACGTGTGCAGGAGCTGTCAGTTCCGTGATCTTGTCAATCACCAACTCCCCAGCCACTGCATCTGTGATCGTTATGCCGTCGCCAGTTTCAAGCGTCCAGGTGTGGGCGGGATGCCGGAATGTGATCTTGACCGCAGCGCCTGTGAGGTCAACATCCAAGCCATCCTTGATGATTTTGAACCCTACCCCATACCAGGTGTCGCCACGGGTGATGGTTCGCTCTGGAGTATGTGGCAGCTTGAGTTTCGGGCGCATGCGGTGAGTGTTTACCCTGCAAAAATCGCCCCGCGAGTAGTTTGGAGGAAGGACACGAAAAAACGGCTGCCCGGAACGATCCCGGGCAGCCGTTTCTAACAACAGGCGATTTTAAACACATCAATTCTTCAACCTAAGTCTGTAATGAGCATAAGCCGCCTGAATCAGCGCACTCTGGATCATCAACACCTCGCCGAGCGCTGCAAGGTCTTCTTCATCAAGTTCAGGTGCAAGGCACATGGTAAGCGCCGCCCGATTGAGGGAGGCCATGCTCTCGAAGCAGGATAGAGAGTCTTCGGAGCGTTGCAGCAGCATTCGCTGTGCAGTTTTGAGATCGCGCTGGTTCTCTGCGCGGATGTTCTTTTCGTCAGTAAGCATGACTATAGAATTTACGGCACTACCCGGAAGGCTTACCCATCCTCAGCCGCTAGGGCAGGAAATGGCGACCAGGTAGCACCTTATTTTAAACCAAGAAAAGGAATGTCGAATTACTTCGGCAAGGATGAGTAAGCGGTGCAAAGGTATTCATTTGTCCTAAATGTGCAATAGACAAAAAAAGCCCCGGCGCTCGTTTGCGCCGAGGGGTGTCAATAAGAAACCGATGGGCCGCCGTTAAGGCGTTTCCCGTTTTAACCAAAATCGTTGGCTCAGCATAGTGGCTGATTGTGTCACCTGCACCACCTCGTGGCACTCAAAGAGTAGATGCCATTCCCGTGGGGCATTCGTAGCGTCGCCGCCAATGATGACGATGTTATCCCGAACCGCATACGGGTAAGTGAGCGTAGTGATCGTGGTGCCCGCTTTGATGTAGGACTGCGTGAGTATCCCCGAATCAAAGTGGTAGTGCCAGTCGGGCGCGAATGTCCCCGTCATATCCACCCAGCGGCCCTCGATGGAAGGCTGCGGCTCGGGGTCTTTATCGCAGGACACGAGCGGCAGGATCAGTGCAATGGCGATCAAAAGAAGCATCGCCCAGATAATTTTCTTCATGACGTTTTGTTTTTGAAAAAAAGGGCAGGAGCAATCGCCCCTACCCTTCCAGTCGCAGTATGATAGATGTGTGCCTTGGGTCAATTGACCCCGTTATATCTGCAATTGAACACATACTCCGTGCCGCCTGCCGTGAGGGCAGTGCCGGTTGCGTTCAATACATAAGTCGTGGTGGTGGCCGTGGGGAATACTCTCCCCAGATGGCCTGCCGAATCCGCATCGCCTTGCGAGACAAACGGAATGCCCGCCACCAGATAAGTGTTAGGTAGCGTTATCGTGAAAAGTACCCCGGTTGAGGTTGTACTGGAACCCGTCGTAAGCGTCACCTGGAATTCATTAGCCGTCGTGGAGGTCATCGTGATCGTAGGCGAAGCGCCTGCGGCGGCTCCTGCGGCCACGGTGGCCAACTCAGGTAAGGATGCCGAGTTTCGATTCCCCTCTAAAAATGCCTGATTCCTAAGCCATGTAAGTTTTGCACTCGCGCCGGTTACGCCCGCTACCGTGACACTGTCCACGTGCGTATCAAGCAGCGTTCGTTTGTTTTCTGCATTCAGGAATCGAATAGCCGATGTAGATCCTCGATACAAATAAGCAACATGCCTGCGGGGCATAAAGTATCGGTAGCCGTTCGTGTGGGTACAGCTCTGATACCATCGCGCCAACTTCGTGGCCTTCGCGGTATAGATGGTAGCACCGGCCACGGAGACCTCGGAGGTATCGCCGTAAAACAATTGGGTTCCTGAATTGGCATCGTAGATCGTGAACTTGCCTGCCTTGTAGGCCAGGTACACATCGTCAAGATCGTAGAAAGTGCGGGTCACTGCATTGGAGGTAATAACCTCGACCGATGTGGACGTGATGGCCACGGTTTGCGCCTGAGCAAAAAAGCCTGCCAGCGCGAAAAGTAAACTGAGGAAAAATGTCTTTTTCATTGAAATGGATTGTGTGAAGCGTGTTTTGATGAACACTTATAATCAGGCACAAAAATGCCTGTGTGCGCGCGGGCGTGAAAGGACAGGGTTTATGCTGTAGCGGCTTTCACGGCCCACATTGCGGCTTCTTCATACGTCGTTTGGGCCAATGAAGCCAGACGAGGATCCTTGCTTTTCAACTCTTCAGCCAGGTTGATTAGTTCGGCGGTTTTCTGCTTGATTTGAGAGACAATGTCAGAGGCTGACGGGTTAAACTCGGTGCGAACGCGCTGTTCGCCAATGGTCTTTTCCATGTTGAATGTTATTGATGGTGAATGAATATGATTACTGCGGCAATGGTGCCCCGTAATCTTTTGAAAGTTGATTGTACAGGTTGAACACCACGTAATCCAGCGCATCGCTCAGGTCCGTGGCAAGTTCTCGTGTCGGATTATCAACCCGCTCCTGCCCTTTCCATTTTTTAATGGATCCACGCTCGTCTTTCTTGATCTGTGCGCGGCTCATGGAGATGAAGGTTTCCTTGGCATTGTCGCGGTTGATCCTGAATCGTGGCAGCCGGTGGTTCTTTTCTTCCAATATCACCTCCCACAGCCGGTGCTTTTCGCCGTGGCGAGGGTTGGTTCCCTGAGTGCTCAGGCGGCTCACTTTCCAGCCTTTTGATTGGAAGTAGTTGGCGGCTTGTACGCCACGGCTCACTTTGGTGTTGCCGGGACCAAAGCCCCCGGAGGCGTCGTGAAAAAACCGTATTTCCTTGCACTCATGCGCGGCGTAGTATTCGCAAAACTTTTCGCAGACATCATCCTGCGCCATGCCTTCGGCACCCTTCACAAAGAAGTTTTTGAGCACCCGAAATTCTTTGCCGACGTGCTGCCCAACCACCAGCGAATTGATGGCCGTGCCAAAGTCCATGCCCACCAAGAGTGGAAGTTTGGGGTCGCAGTCTGCATCGCCACGGCAATCCACCGCAGCGCCGATTCTGTCGGGCGTGTAATGCTTGGAGTAGTTGTAGTTGGTGTAGCTGTGCCGATCCTGATCGAGCAGGGCGTAGAAGCCGCCACGGGTTAGTTTCGGGCGGATGTTCAGGTACTCCGCATTAAAACTGATCATGTCGGTAGAGGTTCGTTTGCCTTCCACCAGGTAATCAGGTTTAAGCCATCCGAGGTCTATGTTTTCCACGCAGTTTGCCCGGAGAAAGCGGTGCAGGTGCGGGTTCTCCATGGCCAGTTTTTCGCGCTCGATGAACCATGCGCCCTGCTCGGTGAGCGGGGTGCTGCTTTCCAT